CTCATCCCTTGTTGAATATAGTTCAGATACGAACTCACAAACTGGGCACTTGTCTCCGTGATTTTTCTTTGGACATAGGAAGCCGGGTTCATCAGCTACCCCGTAATGAAACCAAAACTCTTTAAAGGGATCTCCATCAGGATCCGGTACAATACGGAGAGTCTGTTCCCCATCTTGTGGCTTCCAAAAGAAATTCCTCTTATCTCCACCTTTTTTGCTCAACGCGTCCAACTTTTGACGCATTTTATCTAGATTAATAGCCATTTATTTTCTCCTTTTAAGTTATAGGGCTAGTTGATTTATCAAGCCCCGCTATTGTATAAAATTTGTATGATAAAGTAAGTAAACAAAGTCTTGTTCATAGTCTGTGGCGACTATTTTGTACTCTACCTTCACTTCCTCTCTTTTCATCTTTTTCAAAGTCTCTTTGATTTTTTCTAACAGTTCTGTGTCTGTTTTCAAAGTTTGTTTCGAACATGCAAAGTATACATCTTTTTGCCTTACATTGTCAAGAGGAAAAACAATTTTTTCTTCAGCGTCTGCGAAAACACCCAAAGAATTCACTCTACAAGCTTCGTTTGGCTCCTCAATATCTGAGTGGAAAGGTTCCTCGCTCTTCAACCAATTTACCATGTTTATCATTTTTGCTAATGTTTGCGAGAAAACTTTATCATATTCAAATAGCGAGACTTCGGGCATAAACGATTCTTTAAACATTTTTTCGTCTATCAAGCAAATATCCTCAAACAGTGCAGATCTTGCATAGTTTTGTAATATTTTGCCAATTGCCCTTTGTTGTTTTTTTACTTCTTCTGAAAGAAGATCCTCATCTCTAATAATATAAATTAATTTTATCTTCGCTTTCTTAATTTTTTCTAATGTGCGCAGGATACCACCTGCTATCTTTTCCTCCCCGCTACATATAAAGTATACAACAGAATCGGGGGTAATGTCAAGAGGAATTTTTACATTGATATCCTCTGCGTCCTCAACCTTCTTTATACTTGGGAAGTTAGACTTGTTTAAACAAAACAATTCTTTATTTGCTATTTGTGATAGGTTTGCTGCAACTTCGCCGGCCAGCTTGCCGTAGCCAAAAATAATCATATTTTCCTCATTTCACCGAACGTTTTTCCACCAGACAAATTAACCTTAAACTCACCTAATCTGGTATCTGCAAAACAGTTTAACATAGTTGTCATCATATTAAAGTCTTGTTTTGAGACATCTACGACAATTGAGTCGTGAACAATAAATGCTATCTTTGATTTTTTGCCTTTCAAAAGCTGATCTAGCTTAACGGCTTGTTCTAACACCATGTCAGCGCATGTGCTCTGGATTAGATAGTTCAAGGCATGAAAGTCATCTGACTCCATCTCTCTGCCAAAGATATTTTTTACAATCTTTCCATTGTAATAATTTTTTAGAATCCCAACTTTGTCATACGCTCTATCTAGCAAGCTATCGTTAGAATTAGAGTTGTAAAGCCACGAAAAGAATCTAACTTTAGCTTCCTCTCTTGTGCCGTCGCCATTAAAAACATTATGTATGTTCCAGTCATGAATATCCTCTTTTGGCTGATTCATTCCTGACAAAGCTAGCAAAACTCTAGCCTCGGCAGCGTTGTAGTCAAACTCTGCGAACAGATCGTTTTGTGGCTCAATGATCCCTCTCAGGTCTTTTTTCAGAGTGAGTATTGGTATACTGTTAGGTTTGTTGGTTAGGCGACCGGTCCTACTACCCAAAACGTCGTAATCGATAACGCGGCGGCCATCTTCAATCTTCTTCAACATCCTTTTGTTTCTTGGATTTTTTAAATCCAATTCTGAAAGATTTCTAAAGTTAACCCTAATGCGTTGCTTCTTTATTTTTTCAGCTAGTGATGCAACTCTAGAAACGTGCATATTGAAAGAGTTGATGTTGTTCTTGTCCACAAAACTTTTTGTGGCCCTGTTAAGATAAGAACAATACTCTTTTAGCAACTGCTCTGGTAAGAGCGAGAGCAAGTCATCACTTTTTATTTTACAAGCTTTCAGGGCTTTTCTTTGAGAGGCAACTTTCTTCTGGGTCTTGTTCCAGCCCTCTAAATCCATGTACGGCAGATAATCTTCAACCTTTTGGTTTGCCACTGCCTGTACATAAAAGGAGCCTGTGTCCATATTATCAAAAAACCAAGTTGCTCTCGCCCCCTCTGGGAGAGCTTGCACAAACTGGTTCTGATAAAAATAAGTTTTGTTGTTTACTTTTTGGTAATAAATCAAATTATTTCTCTTCTAAGATAAAAATTTTACTAAGAATTCAAGCCTAATCTTCGTCTTTAAATTCACCTTTGATTACTTTTCCTTTAAGAGATTTTTCCAAACCGGCTTTGCCATCTTCAGGTGCAAGCTCCAAAATTAAAGGCACAAGGTTGTCGCACTGCGCTTTAGTTTTGGCGTTTTCAGAGGCTTGTTTGATGTATCCACCAACCACAAGAACAATGAGTCCAGAGTTGGGTGTTCCATCAAACAAAGCTGTGAGATTTTGTATTGTATTGGTCGCATCGCATTTACCTGTAACCTTAGAAAATATTCCTGTAGGCTTTTCATCTTTCAGTGATTCCAAAGTTGCACATTCTCCTTGTACGCCAGCACTAGGTTTGGAACCTTTGCAGTAAAAGCCTGATTGGCAATCATTAACATCAAAACATGCACTTCCCTCAAGGCCGTAATCTGACCCCTTCGGGGCCGGTGTTTTTGAATATGACGGCGCTGTGCGTGTTGGTGATGATGTGTCCTCTGCAATCGCTGGTGCAAAATCAAATTTTCCACAAACTTCATCTTCGACTAGTATATCCGCTCTGTCTGGTAATGTCAAGCAAATTCTTTCTAGGAGTATCCTAGGCTCCAAGGCGCTTTGATTAAAAAGCGTCTGTTGAGCATACATGCCAGCCTTTCTCTTTTCTTTCTTGAAATCTATCGGCCTGTCTTTATCATAGGGGTTTCCAATGTATCCCTCTATTATCTTTGTGGCGATGTTTCTTATGTTCAAAAATAAATCTTGTCCCTTCTCGTACCTTCTTAATGATTCCTGATATAATTCTTTAACCTCGTCTATCAAAAACCTTCTTTCTTCCGGTGAAATCTGTTTGTTTTCTTCGATCAATCTTAGATCGATGTAATCAATTAGGAAATCTAAATTATAAAAATCATTGATTAACCCACTTGATTTTCTTGTCTGGTCGGTTGAAATCCCCGATCTTGGATTTTTAACTGCCTTTGTCAGACCCTTGGCATCTTTTTCAAACGTAGTATATGAGGGGTAAGACTCTAGAAACCTTAAGTAAAATTCTTCTATCTTTCTTGGAAAATAAGTGAAATAGGTGTATTCATGTATGGGCGCAAAGACCGCCTTGTATAAATCATTCTCTGTTATCTGATTGAACTTTTGGTCTACCGGAGCTAGGACTTTAATTTGGCTCTCCAAGCTCTTGTATATAAAGTCAACCAAGTGTCTGTTTTCTGCCAAAGATGCCAAAATACTAATAAAACTCGCAGCAAACTCATCTAGAATCTCTAACTCGCGTGGCGTGGCGTCTGGTATTCTTGACTTTTTGATAAGAACACTTTGCAGTGTTGTTTCATCAGTTATTGCTTTATCAATTATAATAGTGGCATATCTATCTTTAAAACTCTTTATGCTACTCTTATTCGTGTTTAAGTCATTTCTGAAATAGTCTATAAATCGTAATACAGATGCAAACTCTGTGACAACTTCTCCAAAATAGTTTGGAGAGAACACTATCCTTGAATTTTCATAAAAACGTCCTATTCCAAGATCGTCAGCAAGCATTGACTTCACGACCTTCATTGCCTTTTCAACATCTTTTTTAGTTTTAAAGAGGGTTCTTGCAACTTGCAATCTTCTTACCATAGCCGCTGCCATGGCTTTGGATGATAAATCTGCAACTAGTCGCCATGGCTTATTCTGATCAACAAAGAAACCAGCTTGGCGCGCTGCATATTCATATATAAAATAATTTGGATCTTTAAGAAAAGCTATTCTTGTTTCATCATTTGGATTATCGGCATCGTCAAAGATGTCAAATGCTAAGTAAGAATCGTATATGTTTGTATTGTTGGTGTCAAAAAAGCCATTAAATGTTGCTATTTTCTTTTCTTTTTTGAAATATTTTACTATTTCTTTTTTGAAATCATCAAAGTTTTTAATATTAGATAAAGTCTGAGACTCTTTCGAAAAATATCCTTGGGTCTTACTAGTTTTAGACCCTGTTCTTGCGGCAAATGAAATAAAATCCTGATATCGTTGGTCTATGTATTCGTTGTATTTCTTCTCTATGCTTATTGTGCTCTTGCAGCAGCTTCCTCGTTTGGGCTGTAATGTGCCCAACAGTGTGTTCTCTTGCCTAGGCCCCTTAGAGTTAAATATTTCTATCATTTGATCAAACGCATCTGCCACAAAATCAAAAACACATATTGGGTTGCTCTGATTTTCACCTATATCCACAAAAACCCAATAATTATGATATGCCAAGCTACCTTTAGGATCAATCAAGCCATACAAAGTGTCTTTGTACCAAGTGTCAATTTTATTTTTTACAGCGTCTGGGCCTTTTGGGAAGTTTAATACGTTAACTAAGTCTTTATAATTTTTGTGACTGTTAAATTTTTGCTTTGCTGTGGAACTTCTATTGGAAGAGGGCAATTGTCCCGTTTCGGATAGCTGCTTTTCTTTTAAAATATGGGGAGGAAGCTCTACTTCCCCATAGTTTCTTTCAGCAAACTCAAAATAGGAGTCAATTTCTTTCTCTAGTTCATCGATTGAATTAAACTTTTTTAATTTCATGTATTGCTCTCTCTTGCCTCCGCTTCTTCAAATATTTTCTTGTCTAATTTAATATTAAAACGCTCTCTTAGTCTTGCCACAGCAGCAAAAGCTCTATCTATATACTCAGCAATATCATGCTTCACAGAGGTTGGGATTTCTTCTTCCTTGTCTTGAGATGGATCGTCTGTTGGCGATGGGCTACCAATTATTGTACGATCTGGACACTTTTCCCTCTTTGCTTTTTCTAGCGCTGGGGAAAACATGTTTTTAGCAGTAACTGTTGTTGTATACTCGCCCATGCTAATCCTATCTGTTGTTTGGCTTATCTGATAATAGCCGCTTAAACCAAATACATCCTTTGAAGGTCTGCTAAGGGTAATGCCATTTTCTCTTACGTTAAATTGATTTTGTGGTATCGCGAAAAAAGAAGTTTTACCAAAAAACAAATCATTCCCAAAAAAGTCAACTCTTGCCTCATAGGAGTATCTTAAGTAAGGGGCCAGATTGTTTGGATTTCTAATCGCAAATAAGGTATTTAAGTATTCATCGTTAACGTAACTAAAATTAATGTTTTGTACTATGCCAGAATTTTGTCCTACAAGCACATGATATATTCCATCATTGTAATCTTGTTTTTTGTCAAAGTTTCTTTTACCAAAATTTTTCAAGAAAGAGGCTTTTGCTTGTTTTGGAGTGGTTGGATTATTAAAATTGTCTTGATAATAAAACACCAAGGCACGTTTGAGTTCCTTCTTCTTAGCAGGCTTTTTGATTGCGCTTGCAAGTTTCGCTCTTGCCTTCTTTCTATCGTTCTCATTGTCGCTTTCCAAGTCTTCAAAAAGTTTTTTATCATTAAAAATCTCTTCTGTAACTTCATAAACTTGTCGTCCTATATAGCCGTGGTTGCCTCTACTGAAGTGTCCAACTCCTGCGTTTAATACAGATGGTACCAAGCTTTCAAAAATAGCATTTAAAAAGCTATCTAAAGTGGGATCGTCCTTTTGAAAGTCTAGAAAGCTTTTGTGTAGCCATTCTTTGAAAAAGTCTTTATCTATCAAAAGATCTCCTAGATTTACATAAAACTCTTTGCCCATGGAATCTGTAATCGCATTACCTAGGCAAATAATAGGAAATTCCTTTTCGTCCTCTTCGGTGTCAAGGGTAAAATCAATTGCGGCTGCAACAAGGGCTTTTAATGGAAAAAATGATATGTTGCCATATCTTTCTTCATAGTTGGTTGTATCGTTGCCGTTAATCTCTTGTAAGACGTTTTCTAGCCCACTACCAGCCCCTTTGGTCTGTTTGTTGCCTGCGCGTGTTAGAGCGGCTTGTGCAGCGAGTCTAGACAGAGTAAAGGTTTGTAGCGCCTCGTAAAAAGCGTAAGATAAATGAATATCTCCCTGTTGAAAGGCGTCAGGGCTGAGAACAACGTCAAGGTCTTGACCTTCGATAAGACCCTCACCCTCACTCGGTAAAATATCTTCTATTCCATCTGGAAATCGGTCCCTGATTTGACTTGAATTTAATATGGAACCCGGTGCGGCTGTACTATCCTTAACTCTAGCTGAAAAATACTCTTTTTCATACAACTCTCTTATTTTGGTCTTGTAATTTGTTTTTACATTTACCTCAATTGTCTTATCGGCGTCGTAAACCGGAGTTACCGGATCTAAGTAAACTCTGGTCGTTTGATCTCTAAGGGGGCCAACACTATTATCGGTCACCCAGTTTGTTGGGCTGAGTACCTGTTGTTCGACCTCCATTGGGATAGGAGAAAAACTAATATTAAACAGTGAATCGGTCGCCATAAAGTATCTTAAAAAGAAGTGCTCCATGTAACCTGCCATGGCTTTTTTTATTGATACTATTTGTTTGCTAATTTTTTGGATCTCTTTGTCAATTTGTTGTGCTTTCTTCTTATCACCACGACCACAATAATCAGATACCAATTTTTTCTTTTGCTTATTTAGTTCATTCAGCTTTTTCAGTTGGGTTTTTAACGTTTCACCTATTTTAGTTTCTCTAACACCCTTTTCAGATGGTTCATCCAAAATCTCATCTATCAGCTTATTATTGCTAATTAGAAAAACGTCGTTTGTTTTTGTCTCGCTGCGAGAGGCAAGTGATACCTCTGGTGCCGCAACATAACTAACTGCTAGTCGGACCTCTCCAGTTTCACTGAATTGGAAGTCATGCTTGTAACAATTGATTCTTAGCTCTTTCTTTTCCTGACTATTAAAAAGCACACGATCTTCGCTGCTAACCAAGTTTTGGTCAACGTTGTCTGGAAATTTGTACCCATATTCTAACATTAGGTACTCTCTAAGATGCTCGCCGTCATCTAGTTTTTGAGATATACCCTTAATTAAATTTATATATCCAGACCCTTGGTTTTCAAAGGCGGCAGTGCCCATACCTTGAAGTGCTAATACAGATGCACCAAAAAGATTGTCATACTGCATTCCATTGGCAAAAGTATCAAAACTATCAAATAAGAAGTCCATTTCTACACTAAAACGGTTTGTTATGCCATAATATTGAAAATCTCTTGAAACCGTTAAATTTGTAATACCAGCATTTCCTGTGCCATCTCCAGAATTAAGAAGAGCTTCGGGGGCGTTTGGTATTCTATAATCTTTGTTAAAAACAATCTCTCTTGTGGATATGAACTTTTTACCCTTGTAAATTTTTACATATAATCTAATATACGGGACTAACGCTGCTTGCTGGGCCGGCGTCATACTATTCAAGAAGTTTACGTATCTTCTCATTACATAGCTATTTTTGTAGTTTGAAAACCAACCATCAGATGAGGATAAACTTTTTGGAGTCTTGGCCAAGGTCTCTTTTAAGAAAATGTTTTTATTGGCCGGGTGTAGACAAAATAGCTTGTTGCCTGTTCTTTCTCCAAAATCATAACCATAAATTAATTTTTTGAAGTCTGGAAATGGTTTGACACCAGACCTCATTTGTCCTAAAAGCATATCAGTTAGATATCCTTGAGGAGACAAATTTTCTGGAAAGAATATATTTGACATTTTACAATCCTAAATTTGCTATTGCTTCTTCTAAGGGTAGTGGAATCTTGACTATATCGCCTAACGAGTAATCTGCGTCAACCGGCTTTTTGTTGTATAATCCTATCACCCACCAGTACGTTGGATTTCCGTAATATTTTTCAGCTATTTTGTGCAACCTGCTTCCGACTCCCCAAGTTTCAAATTGAAAATTCATTGTTGAAAGTTCTTCATGGTCTGGATACTTTAAACCAGTTCTTCTCCTCTGGAGTATAAAATCACTAAGCCCGAATCTGGACTTGAAAGCTTTCTTATAACCAATGTCATAATTTTCTACTTCTTCTGTATTTGAATATCTAGAATTGCTCATTTTTATTTCCCAAACAACGCTGCCATTAGTGAGGAGGAATTGCCGCTTGCAGCGTCTGCGACAGTGCTCGGAGCAGGACCAGTGGCCTCACTTTCGTTTTCATTAGATTTTTTAGTAGCATATGGGTAATTTTTAGAATTACCTCCAAGCCAGTTATCGTTTATACCCCAACCCAATTTATGTTCATGTAGGGGGTTAAAACTAAAACTGAAATTGACCATCCTAGGGAACATTAAAGGCTCCTCACCACCATTGTTTGGATCCATAAGATACCCATTGGCTGTATCCATAGTAATAGATAAATTGGTTATGTACCCCAACAATCCAGCGCCGGGATTAGCAGAATTACAAATTAGATTTGCGAATTTCATTCTAACTAATGGTGCGCCAACAATAGCCTCGTTGGGAGATAATCCAGAAATGGCATCTCTCATCCCTGCAAAAATGTTTGAAGAACCAAAGGTCTTGTACACGGGGTATAAATTTCTGACTAATACTCCCAATGATGAAAAGTTCGCATTCGCGTCATCAATGTTCTGATTTGGAATTTTGAAAGATAGAGAGATGCTTCTTGTTGTGTTTCTGTAGATTGGGATTGGATCTGCTCTACCATAAACACTTTGAGCATTCCAGTTTGCATTGAAAGTATCGCTGTGGCTGGCTAAGAATGCCGGGATTCTTAATCTTGTACCTGTTTCAGTTACTGGAAATGAGAAAATAATATCTGAAAAGGGGAAGGCGTTTCTAATTTCCTGTACATTATCCTCTGCTGTACCAGCGGACAAATCTCGCTCAGTTTTACTTGGCTCAACTGTATTAATGGTATTAACCTGTTCGTTAATTGCGTCAATACCTTTGTTTATGTTATTTAAGAATTGCCCAATCCCCATAATTATCTTTTCTCCCTATTATTTTGTACCAAATGCAGTTTTCAAGGCACTTGTAATTGTCATGCCAAGTTTCTTTATTTGGGCGTCGGTGATCCCGCCGCTACCCACTGCTGCGCCAGTGCCTATCGCAGCACCTCTTGCCATTCCACGACCCGCAGCGCCCTGTTCCATTGTCTTTAATTTGCCAGCTAGTGAGCCAATAACTTCTGCCAGTGTTGAATCCGCTGTTACAGTAATTCCTTGGTCTTTTAAAACTTTTGCAGCCTGTGGGCCGATTTTAGCATTAAGAGTAGCCACATCCACCGCTCTGCCAGCAGCAGGGGCCACAGCCTTGCCTGCTGCCGTTGCTGCGGCCATTTTGATGGGGTCGAGTGCCTTATCTGCTGCAAGAATCCCCTCGGCAAAGTTGCTTAGTAGTGGATTTACTTTTCCATACAGCTTCGATGATTTGAATAATTCAATATTCAGTTGTTCTGCCCTAGCAGCAGTGACTCGCTCAAAATTGAGTCTTCTTGCCATGCCGGCCTCAGCCCCCCTGCCCATTGGGCTGATTGCACCAAGTGCGCCTCCTCTGCCACCGCCTTCAGCGCCCAAAGCCCTGATTGTTTGGAGATCTCCTAAACCCGCTGCTTGCAAAGAACGCATGATTAAGCGGCCCTCTCGGCCACCCATGCCCCTTGCTTTACTTAATGCCTCTCTTGTCTTTTTGGCGATATAGTCCATTCTTTCTCTGGGTTCCATCTCCTGCAAGGCAAGTGCGTTAAATTCCATGCCAAGGGCTGAAAATGTCTGATTTAATCTTGCACCCATTTGTTGAGCACCTTGAATTGTATCAAATTTGGTAGCAATTCCGTAAAGCTGATTGGCCTCCATTCCCATACGGCGGGCCATAACCTGAAACTGCATGAAAGATTTATTCATCTCCGCAGGATCTAAGAAGTCCATAAAAGATTTAATATTGCTAGAATAGCTTTTTACAACCTCTTGAACACTCTGACCGGTTTGCTTTGCAAAAGATACCAACGTTCTTCTGGTTACGTCTAATTGATCAGCCGTCATATCCAGATTTGATGTTAATGTGCCTATTAAAGCAGCGGAAGTCTTAGTTTCGACACCGAATGCTTTCAATCTAGCTGAAAAGTCAGTTAAACCTGCAATATTCTTTTTATAAATTGGTAAAAGTTTTACGTTTTCGTTTGAAAGCTCTTTTACTATTTTTAAGTTTTCTCTTGTTCCAATACCAAATTCAGAAGTTCGCTCACTCAATTCAAAGATAGCATTTCTTGTTTTATTTATAGTTTTAGCAAAATCTTCATTAAGGGTGGAAGACTTTACCAACTGTTCATTAAAATCTATTATTTGAGTTGGAAGCGAACCAAAAGCTCTTGATGCCTCGTTCAAAACCTTGACTGCACCTGCTGCGGCAGATACGGAGGCTGCGACCTTCTCGGTGAGACCCTCTGCTGATTTCAAAGCAGCTTCTAATTCTGCTACAGAGCCTATTGTTTTCTTTATAGTTTCTTTGGCCATATTATAAATAGTCGCTATTCAATATTGCCCTTTGTTTCTGTCATTTTAAGGGATTGTTCCACAATCCACCTTCTTAAAGAGACAGGAAGACAATACAATTCGCTAAAAGACCAATTAAAATCTTTCATAAGTCTTAAGAAAATTTTATAAACATTAACTATGTAATCACTGCTCAGGGTAAAAAAAGCTCAAGCCGACAGGCACACCTCCTTTGTTGATAGTCTCACATTTTGAACACTCAGCTTCAAAAGTAAAATCAACTCCCGGCAATGCAGCGGCATAATTTTTCATGAAATATTTTGAATCTCTCAAGGGCATGTTTTTTACAAAACTGCTGATAAACAAAGGATCTTGATTATCGTTGACTGAAATAAATATCTGACGATATCTTTCAATTAGAATCTCCTCTGGGAGATTATGCTTTTTCTTTTGCTTAATTCTTTTCTGTACTTCAATGTCATCTTGACCTGTTAGCACCTTTGCCCTGATAACAGCTTTGGTCATTGGCAAGGTTATCATTATTCCATTGTCTTGAGAAATCTTGTCAAAATCAACATCGTAATGTTTAATCTCGTTTAAATCAACGACGCCAATATTCTTGTGCTCACAATTGGTGCATACGTAGTCGAATTCGTATTTTTCCCCGTAAGCGTTCGATCTACAGGCAATTTGTATTGCAGTTTTATCACAGTTCAGCAGAGACTCAACTTTGATCTTCTTATCAAGAAGCACGGACTCTACTACCTTTTCTAAAACAATACCTGCTTTAACAAATGACTCGTTTAAAAGAATGTCCTCTTCTTTTGTTGTCATGTATTTTATTTCTATAGATTCCTTACCGTTAAGGGGGTGTCCTTCAGGATAAAGAAGGCCCCTAGAAGGCAAGTCTACCAACATAGTTGGTGGTGTATACTGACTACCTCCTTGCGCTTGGGCCATTGCCCTCAGCAAGTTCTCATCAATTTGTGGGTTGCTCATATTTCCTCTTATTTATTATAAACTTTGAACTTCTGCTCTTGCAGCGGCGCTAAAGACACCGATTGCATCAGCGACCTCTAATGTCGCAAAATCATACTTTACAGTCACATCTATATTTGTCAAACCGTCCTGCTCGTAAGATAGGTTTGACGGTTTAACTGAAGTTATAAATGCTCCGTGTAAAGTCCATGTTTCTACTGCTTCACCCTCATCATTTAATGATCTTATTTTAACCTCTCCGAGAGATTCTTTTAATACCGATTTTGATAAATCTTTTCCGTAGGTCTTATTTTGTTCATTTAAAACGGGTGAAACTCTGGTTAATTCAGTAGGTGGATCCCAACCATAGTCAACCAGCTTGCCATAAAATAGGCCCAATATACTGGTAAAAGTATATCCTTCAAATAACTCTCTGATTGAAAAACTAATTGGATCCCAAGTAATTCCAGTAGGATATGAAAAATTCCAATTTAGCAATTTTGCGTCTTGAGTGGCCACCGTATAAGATGGACGGCCAACATTCACTATGTAAGCCACGTCAACACCTCTTATTTGCAAGAAAAAGCGATAAGGGGTCTGTAGGTTACCCTCAGCAAGAACTGCGCCTCTAGGGCTAACTCCCTCTGCTGGCAGACCTTCCTCGTGAGAAGACACAACGCCTGCGCCGAATTTATTAAACGAACTTTTATTGGTTCCAAATCCCATTAATATAAATAGATGAAATTATTTTTTATTAGCCAATGGTGATTAAGTCTTGGTTGATCTCTAAATCAGCCCAGTCATAAACAATGCTAATTGAAATGTTTAGCAACTCTTCTGAGGCGTAATCTAAATCATCATGAGACACTTTGCTAATCCAAGCATTGTTCAATGTCCAAGTTTCAGCGATAACGCCATCGGCATTAAGGGCTTGAATTTGAATGGTACCTAAATTACCTTGAACAAACTTTCTTTTTGAGATTGAGAACCTGTGATTCTCATTGTCGCCTGACCAGCTTGATGGTGATCTGTAGCCTGCTTGTGTAATTACGTTCAGAAGTCTTCTAGATGCGTCAAAATCAATTGGGTCTACTAAGCTTACTTCAATATTATCCCATGTTACTCTACCGGGAAACTTGAATTCATGACCTAAGAAGTTGTGCTTTCCACCCTCAGAAACATTAATGTTCGGCCTACCAGAAGTACGCACTACCCATGCTGGGACATCTCCTAAAATTAAAATAAATTTAAATTTTCTTTTAGGTTCGATTCCTGCTGATGCCCATGGTGGTAAATTTGTTGCTTGCGCCATTTATTATATTCTCCTTTTAGTCTTCGAATGAAGCTCCGGTGTTGGTAATGATGAAATCAACTGCGATGAACTCAATGGCTCTGGCTGGCTTCAAGAACACTTTAGCATACAAAATGTTTTGGTCGATTAGATCTGGTGTTGTAGTGGTTTTGTCTAGAACCAACTTGTAATCAGTCAAACCGAATCTTGCCTTAACATCAGCTAAGAATGGATTAGCTCTGGAAATGAATCTATCCCATGTTTCTTGAACGTTTGGCTCAAACAGAAGTTCATTAGAGATTCTTGAAATGCCCTTCTTGACAAAGAGCAACAGCCTTCTTACATTAATGCGATCTAAAGCGCTTTGAGTTAGCTGCAATGTCTTCTGTCCAAAGATTACGATGCCTTCGCTTGGGAAGCTTGCAATTGGATTGATGTTAGCTTCGTAGAGTTTGTCGCGATCCTCAGAGTTTAGCTTGTCAGTTACGCTAATAACTGGTAAGCCAGCAACGCCGCTAGATAAGCCGCCTCTGTTAAAGCCTGCTGGCGCGAACCAAGGAGCCTTAGTTCTATCCGTGAAGGACATAGCACCGATTGCTAGAACTGATGGTGGCATGTAAACCAAGTCACCAGTAAGAGTGTCTCTCACTGTTACATAGGGGTAGTAAGCGCAGGCGTAACTTGAGTTAATCTGACGATTCTTAACGTTGCTTACGGCTGTTGTAACACTGCCGTAAGAAGCTGCCTGAGCCTCATGGATTGGAGCAAAGTCGCCCTTGAGATCAATAACTGCAAGTGCATCAGCCCTATCTTCCACA